CCTCTGCATCATCTATTTCCTTATCAGTTTTAACCTGTTCTAATTTAAAATCATATAAAAAATTTTCTTCACCCACGTCATTAGACAGACCACCACATAATACGTTAGTATTTAAATACTTATCATATAAATCCTCTTCCACATGCCACTTCTTACATATATACCGTATCGTCTCTCTATGTATAACGTGTAAGTTATCTACACAGCCATGTCTCTCTTCTATTTCACGCCAGCGCTCAGTAGTAGCCTTTAATAAATCTAACACATTATTAGGTAGGGCAGCTTCTGTCGGGCCATGTACATAAGTAGAGATAGACCGTGCTAGATATTGCCCAGCCCCAGGCCGAGAATGATCTATCCTTAGAAATTCTGCTGTAGCACCCAAAAAACACTTTTGTGGTTGAAACCTCACCCTATGTCTGTGTGCGTTTAACATTAATTTTTGTACATCTGAAAACCTTGTGACAGCGGCCAGCACATCGTCACCATTATGAGTAGACACCTTAATCGGTGTATCTAATAGTTGTATGTACACATAATTTAATACAGTATTAATGAATGTAGTCAGTCTCCAGCCTGATAATAGCGTACCACTTGTTTTGTACCACTTTTGTTTATCATCACGGATTTCAACATCATCGAGACTGTCAATTGCCCACACCAAAGCAGCCTGCTGCTCCTGTGATAAATTTTTTTCAAAAACTAAAATGTACGCCTCAAGTACCGACTTCATCGCTTCTGTACTATGCTGCGAATTAAAGTCCTCGTAATCGAAACAAAATGGTACTCCGTTACGAAGTACCTCTTTTACTGTCCGTCTGACGTTCTCCTCCGTTGCCGTGTCGCCTATGGGAAATATGTTACTCAATGTTCTTTCACAGTCACCCATAGCGAATCCTGTTAATATGAAGTTAGTAGCATCAACCCCGTATATAGCGCGCATCTTCGTCCACTCATATTTGGTAGATGCCCATGCTCTTATTTGGGGTGGCCTCTCTAAGAAGTACTCCAAAGGACGCTTAGGCATTTTCGTCAGTGTATCAAGCTTATTGCGACACAATCTGTCTTTAGCTAGATACATCAGATCCTCAGGATATTGTGAATGGAACGCTCCTGTAGGTGCCCACTGATACCTATTCTTCCAGTACTTCTCCCACTTCATTTTCTTAGGTCGACTACCCGTACTATAAGCACGTTTGAAAAGCTTTACACACTCAGTCAAAATTGACATTTTGTCAAATTCTGCTAATTTAGGTCTGGTCCTGTTTAATTCTTCAGCATCCCAGTCGACGCTGCCAACACCTCTATTCACTAGCACTTCCATCTCAAAGGCTGGTGTCAGATCTATAGGAACCAGATTCTGTAAAGCTTTCAATCTGAGTGTGAACCTGTTTTTAATAGTCTTAGCAAACTGTTCAACAGTATTAAACTCCCATAACCAAATACCAGACTTGGCTATCCAGGGTCTTATGTCATCAGGTATACTCATAGCCCACATTATCAATCCAACAAAGAATGATTCATGCAAGTCTTTGGCTTTATATAAAGAATGTAATGTGTTAAAGGTAAAGCCAGCTAGTTCTACTAACCGATTATAAGGTACTGAATTAAGTTCACGTGTAGTTACATATCTCAAGTGCCTTGCAGAGACCTTGGTAGGAGGTATTTCTACTTCTCCACGTAACGCTTTCTGAACAAAGCTTTCTGCCTGCAGTGCCGGTTTTTGCCTCCTGGAGGTACTATTTACAAAGAAAGCATTCATTAATATTTCATTAGTGGTAACTAACCCATAAGGCATTAGGTCCGGCCCATACTGCCACCTTGCTGCCCGCAACAACACTGGAGGGTAAGCACTCTTCAAGTCTAAATCAGTTTTACAATACAATAGAGTTACATCAAGCCTCTTAGTATATACACAGTATACACCTGTTTGAGCTCCCTCGATAGATATAATTCTACGTCCTCGGAATTCAACATGAGGTATTATGTCATACAAGGCGTATCCAGCCGCCTCCATATCTGCACTACACATTACACAATCTTCAAAGTCTACGAATTGTGGTATTTCGACTATCTCATCTATATCTCGGGTGCATTCTGCACTCCTGGATCTGGCGGGTCCGGATTGTCGCCTGGTTCGAGTAATGGTGATTGCTCTGTGTCCGGTCCTAGCGGTACTCCCGGGTTTACCATAGTTATTTGAAAACCCGACGATTGTATATCATAGTTACTTACTAGTGCTACAACGTACCTTTCTGCATGTTCGGCATAACCTTTAAACTGTGTTATACTTCTGCCTGCATCCGTTGAAGTACTAGCAGCTACAGCATTCCAATGCGGGTCATGTTGCACTACTAAAGGCGTCCTGTTCCAAGCATAAGTCACTTTACATTGTAATAAGAAGTTAGGCTCTGACCCCCATTGATACTGTCTGCACTGAACACCTTCTACAATATACGGTAACGTACGTCGCAGGGAAGGTTTTACTGGAGGCATTGCTACTCCTACGCTATTAGCCGCAAACACTACATGTCTGTTTTCGGTAAAAGGGTATTTATATTGCAAGTTATATCCTTGCCACCTACAGTACACACCATACGCCCACAAATCGTTGTAAGATAACGCTGTTACCCTTTTATCATCATCTACAACTTTCATAGCCGGCTGTTGGTTGAACATACCACTATATGGTGTCCCAGCCATTAACGTACCGCTCATACCGATTATAGCAGCACTACACCCAGGTGTGACAAGCGTGTCTAATATATAATTCTCATCAGCATTCCTACGGTAACCATAGTCGGCTATCGAGTTAAAGTTTATAGTACCAAAGGGTACGATTATATTATACTTTTCTTCCAGTTGCACAGCCCACTCTGTGCGTACACAAGTATGTATAGGTAAGTCTATTTTCTTTCCTATCATAGCAGATACCAACCCATCCGCCCTGATCCGCTCTTCAAGATCCATCACTTTGAAACCGCGTAAAGATTGTTGTAATTTGGCCTGGGATAGCTTATTATGTACATACATGAATTCACCCCAATACCAGTATGTGTTCATCAACAACGATTCTATTGTAAACCTGTCGTCGTTAAGTTTAAGTTTAGTCACTATGTCTATTGCTTGTTGTGTAGTGCACACGCCCTCATCTTGAATCAAGAAGTGGAAGCACGCCCTTTTAAGACCTAGCTTAGGTAGTATTAATCTTCTCTCTTGATGTAACCACCAATGCGACTCTACTGTCTCAGTTGCCGGTTGTGCCAACCAATATTTGGCTGCCCTTGTGGCAGTTAAGTAGTCTTCATGCCATCTGTGCGAGTTGATTAACTTTATTAGGAGTTGGTGCAGGTCCCTACCTGTATATTCAAAGTTGTTAGGACTGTAATTGATTGGCCCAAGGCTAGTAACATTAACCAAGTCTTCAACTAAGTCCACGGTCTGGTCCGCCAAAAATGGAGTTTGCCTAGTGACCCCATTTAATATCTGGCTCAATATAGATACTTCTTTGACTGTTAGAGAAGTGCAGTTGATAAAGTAATCGTTATTTCCATACCCGTCCGCAGCCCCATCGTTTATGTGTGCTGCTGGGTCAAAGCTTACAATACATTGCCTAGATGACGTCCTGTATGTAAACATCTTACCTGGTTTTTTAAACATGTTTTTTCTAAAACCAAATACGTTACCAAATGTGTTACCACTACGAGAGTGGCCATCATTATAGGAATACATCTTCCATACTTTGATTGTCCAATCATACTTCGCACTAGCAGCAAGTTGAGCCTTTATCACATCGTCCCTTTCTCTATCAACCGCTTCAGTAACTTCATCGACCCAAGTCATTAACATTCTAACACACTCCGCTACCTCAACGTCCCCTTTACCAAGGCCTACACCCTGTGGGTGGTGTGCTATATATTCACGGAACGCATTTGTGGCCTGGCCAACTGTACCCTCTAAGATACCTACCACATCATTATAGGCTATAGGTATGACATGTGTATATGCTTTGTTGCCTGACCAAAATCTATATAGGTACATCTGGGTGTGTAGGACATATAACAATAAAGATGCGTTATCGTAGAAGTCACGCGTAAAAACCGAGTTGTATAATCGACCTAACCTGGCTTCTTTCACCTCCTGTACTATATTTAGTTCTTTAAGCCTCTTGATTATAGCAGTCTCATTCGGCATACCGTCAGTAGTTAAGTAGCGCTTATTCATACCAAAGTATGAATGGTTTCGCTCTGAGTGGATTACAGCCTGTTGACTGCCGTATATAGTCCCTACGCATGCAACTGATGTGTTTAACCTCTCGGTAAACCTTTCCCCACTAAGGGAGTCCAACACTTGTTGTACATCAGCTGACCGTTGGGAGTTGGCCACCGTTTCCATAGTATCGTCTCGCACTACATCATTCTTCTCATCTGAGAATCCCTTTTGTTCCACCTTCTGTACATGAAGACCAAGTTTAGTCTTCATCATTATTTGACCATCTCCGTAAGACATGATCGACGCGTCTGTTTGAGCAAGCTCGCTTAAGTAATCCATTTGATTGGTTGTGGTTGGTTGAAATTTTGTAAATTTGGGGGTTTTTAT